GATATAATCCTGCTGTTCCTGTAATAGCTCCTGTTTGTAATGGTTGAAAACCAACAATTCCTTGTTTAGCAATACCCGCTGGATCTGCGTCTTTAGTTTTATCGTAAGCGCCTTGTAAAAGATTACGTTGAAATTCTTCTATATACGCAGGTGGTTGTGCAAATCCGTATGAAACAGCCATTATACTATTCCTTTACCTTTTGAAGATTCAGGATCTAATGCATTCATTAAACCGTACATTGCTTTTGGTCCACCTGCATTGTCAACAGCTTTAGCTGTCATTACAAATTCACCATCACTTAACATTGCTGGAATTTTATCATCTTTTGGACCGCCTGGTCCTTCAATCATTCCAAATTTAGGAGGAAAAAATTCTGTTATACCAGGGTTCTTTTTTATTTCGTTCATCATTTGATTTCCACTCATACGTGGATCAAATATTTCTTCTGAAACCATCTCATCCATTATACCGCCTGTTGCACGGCGAGCAGGAATTATACCTGATATTTTATTATTTGGATTAAAAGGCATAGCACCAAGTCCTCCTGTGCCTCCCATTTTTAATTGAGCAATGCCACCTTGATTTCTATTTATAATTCTTCCTTCTTCATCTTCTTCAAAAAAACCATATTTATCTGTTTCACGGTCGTAGTAATCATAAAATGTATCTGTTTTAGGATCATATTGAGTTCTTACAATAGCCTCATCTAAATACGGTGTTCCTCCTAAATATTGAGGGTTCTCATCAGTACCAAATTTTCGAGAAACTAAACTATATCTATCTTTTAGTTCTTTTTCTCTTCGAAGTTCGTCTGCTTTTTCTTGATCAAATTGTTTCTTGGCTAAATAAGTATTTATTAAACCCATGATACCACCAAGTTTTTCTTTACCAGTTAGGCTTCCTAAAATATCTTTTCCTATACCTAATATTCCACTAGGATCTGTTCCTCCCACCATCTTTCCTAAAGCGGTATCATAAACTCCTTTTTTGCCAAGAGTACCAATTCCTGTTTTAAATAAATCAATAAGAGGTGATCCCATGCCAAATAAAGAGGGACCAAATGCTGCTGCTCCTGCTGTAAGTAAAGGATTATCTTCAGCAAAACTGCCAATGTCTCTTATTCCTTTTTTTAAGCGATCTCTTATTCCTCTAAAAACTCTTTTTAACATGTACTCCTTAGCAATTCATGATATTGTTAAACAAAATGCAAGGAGGCTGACCTTGAATAAGCCTATTTAATAGTATATTTATAGGCAAATTATTGCTATATGACAATACATATTTGCAAGTAGAAAGGAAGTTATGGCAAAACAGGAAGAAGAAGTTTTAAAATTTGAAGGTATTAGACCATTTGGTCCTACTATTCTCAGAGGAAAAATGCCCAACAGTTTAGTTAAGTTGATGGATGATAAAGCATCAGAGATGATGAATGATGAAAAGTATGCAAAAGAATTTGATCACGCTCCTCATTTAGCAGGTAATGTTAAACAAGAAACACGTTATGACCCAGCATGGCTTGGTTCTCCTGAAGCTCAACCTATGATAAGTTTAATAGGAGAAATGGTAAAATCTTATTTGTCTATTCCACCAGCAAATGAAACTATTAGTCCTGAGTTTGTTGGTCAGATGGTTATTCAATCTATGTGGGTTGTTAGTCAATGGGCGGGAGACTTTAATCCTTTTCATATACATGAGGGTCAACTATCTGGTGTATGTTATTTACGAGTGCCTAAGAGTTTACCCGAAGAATATGCAAAAGAAGATCACTATCCAACAGTAGGAGATATATGTTGGTTTAATGGTCAAGCAGCTACTTTTAGTGGTCATAAACATCAAGAATCACCAAAGGTTGGTGATATATTTTTGTTTCCTCATTGGTTAGCACATGGTGTTTATCCTTTCAGAACAAAAAATGAAGAACGTAGATCAATTTCTTTTAACTTAGAATTAATTAAAAAAGAAGGTGCTCCTAAATTTGGAAACGTTGAAAACGCAAAACGAAAAGAATTTTATAATAAAAAGAAATAATGAATCCTACTGAAATTTTTTCTCAACATGTTTATAAAAAACATTTTTTAGAGTTTAACACAAATTATTTAAATCAGTTACAAGCTTCCATAGAATTAATTAGAAGAGGGGATATAAATGGTAGAAGTATATCTAATTCAGAATTTGGATGGCAATCTGATTCACTTCCACAAGACGGTCCTTTTCAGTTTTTAACTGAACAAATTACAAAACAAGCCTTTGAATTTTGTAAAAATTTAAAAAATTTTAATTTTTCTAAAGTTGAAATGGAAATTATGTGGGCTAATATAAACTACGAAGGAGATATTAATTGGCCTCATAATCATAGCGGAGATATAGCAGGAGTTTTTTATGTGGATGTACATGAAAATTGTGGAGATCTTTGGCTTCATTCATTTGCATATAATCAACAGCATAAATTATCAACTTATTTAAATGAAAAAAATTCATTAAGTATAACACCAAAAAATAATTTATTAGTTCTTTTTGATTCGGATTGTTATCATTCAGTTTCAAAAAATAATTCAAAAAAACCAAGAATAAGCATTAGCTTTAATATTAGTATACATGATTGATATTAATAAAGTTCCAATGGTCCGTGTGACGTGGGTCGATGCTCGCGATACAGAAACAGGATGGCTTGATATAAAAGACGTATTAAATGCTCACTTAGCTATTTGTCAAGAAGTAGGATGGATGGTTACTAATAATGATGAAAGAATAGTTATTATGAGATCTTACAGCAAAGACAAAGATGATATTACAGGTGGTGGCGCTATTGCTATTCCAAAAGGATGGATAAAGAAAATAGAATATTTAACGGTAACTCATGCAACTACAGAACTTTAATTTATTTCCAACACAATTTTATTGTTTTAATTTTTCTAAACAAGAAATACAACCTTTACTTGATGAAGTTTCACTTAAAGAAAAACAAATAAAAAAAGTAAGTAAATATTTTAATCAGATGGGTGGAATTAATGATTATCACACTGATTTTGCAAACCCTGTAAAGCTTCAAGAATATGAAAAATTAATGATAATGTTAAGTAATTTTTTTACTAACAAAAATAAAACTTTTAATATTACTAATTATTGGACAGCATATTACAAAGATATTTCTTATCACGAACCACACACTCATCACGAAATGTTAAAAAATACTGGGAATAATTATTCTAGTATTTTATATTTAACCAATAGTGGAGGAACTAAATTTTATTCTTCAAATTATGCGAGCACTGAACCAGACGAATTTATAAAATCTGAAGTTGGAAAAATAATTTTTTTTCCTTCTAATTTATTACATAGCGGTAATAACAATCAAAGTGGAGAAAGAATTATTATATCATCTAACATAGGAATTTATGCAACATAACAAAAACACAAAATTTGTTATGTATGTAGACAATTTTCTTACATTAGAAACATTGGAATCTCTTCAAGAAACATTTCAAAAAATAAATTATAGTGGGGTAAAGAACCCAGAAGGTCAAGTTTATGGTCATAGACATACTTTTCCTCACAGTTTTCATAATGATCCTTTGTTAAAATTAATAAAAGATTATTTTTTTCCTCATAGAAACCTTGAGCCGATATCCGTGAGTGCTCATTTAAGAGAAAATAACAAAGAACCTTTATTTCATACTGATCATGATAAGGGAAACGTAGCAAACTTTCTTTTATTTGTAAAAGGTGAACCCCTTCTTAATAATGGAACAGGATTTATGCATGATAATCAATTATCTTCGCACATAGGTTTTGTAGAAAACAGGGCTTTGTTTTTTAACGGAATGAAAATACCTCATTCGGATCTACAATCTTTTGGAGATAGCTCTAATAGATATACACTTAATATTTTTTACAAAGATGCAGACTAAAATTTTTATAGGTACACCTTGTTATGGTGGAATGATTACAGCCGATTATTTTAAAAGTTGTTTACGTTTAGTAAATGAAGCTCCTAAACAAAATATACAATTACAATTTGGAACTATTGGAAATGAGTCTTTAATAACAAGAGCGCGAAATACGTTAGTTCAATTATTTATGGATGATCCAGGTAATTATACGCACCTTCTTTTTATAGATGCTGATATTGGATTTAGCGAAAAATCAGTTTTTAGAATGTTAGATTTAGATGAAGACGTAGTAACAGGTGTGTATCCAAGAAAATCCATAGATTGGAGAAAAGTAAAAAGAAGAGTTATTGATAAACCTGATATTGATTTAGATGAACTTCATGCAGCTTCTTTAGAATATAATTTAACTGTTAAAAATCCTGAAAGAATTGAAGTTAAAAAAGGTTTTATAGAAGCTATAGACGGTGCTACAGGGTTTATGTTGATAAAAAGACAAGTATTTGAAAAAATGGCTAAAGCTTATCCTGATTTAAAGTTTAAATCTGATCAACATTTAAATCAACCTCACGATACTAAATTTAATTATCATGACACATCTGAGTGGAATTATGCATTTTTTGACACTATGATTGAACCTGAAACTAAAAGATACTTATCAGAAGATTACGCCTTTTGCAGATTATGGCAGAAAATTGGGGGAAGTGTGTACGCTGATGTTGTTAGTGGGTTAAATCATCACGGAACGTATGTCTTTAAAGGTAATGTAGGAACTCAATTCTTGCCACAAAACAAGAAATAATTTAGTATGCTCCTGCATGCAATTAACTGATTTAAAATTTCAACCTGGTGTAGATAAACAAGACTCCTCTTACGCGGCAGGAGATCAAAGAAGATATACAAATTCAGAATTTGTACGTTTTCACTACGGAAAACCAGAAAGATGGAAAGGATGGGAGTATCTTCCTAATCCTAATGAAACTCTTATTGGAGTAGTAAGAGACACTCATTCATGGATAAGCCTTGATGGCACACGATATTTAGCTTTAGGAACAGACAGAAAATTATATATTTATTCAGAGGGCTCTGTTCATGATATTACTCCTATTAGAGAAACCGCTTCTTTAACCAATCCTTTTGAAACAACAAGTGGCGGTGCAGGGGTTACAGTTACCGATGCCAATCACGGAGCTGTTGAAGGAGATTTTGTTACTTTTACAGATGGTAGCACTAATAACGTTGTTGACGGTTTAGAATTTAATAATGAATTTGAAATTACCACAGTTATAGATGCTAATAGTTATACAATTACTTTTCCAACGAATGCTACAGGAACCACCGCAGCTGGTGGGGGATCGGTTACAGCTAATTATCAAATTAATGTAGGACCAACAGCTTCTACTTATGGATATGGTTGGGGTGTAGCAACATGGGGATTAAGTACTTGGGGCACACCACGTGCAACATCCAGTGTAACTATTCAAGGAAGAAATTGGTCTTTAGATAATTTTGGT